ATTTACGGTCAGCAGCACTGTAACCGCCGGCGTTTTCATAACGACCACAACCCACGGGTTGGCATTAAGCCAGCCTGTCACAATCACGGGGTTTGATACAACGATCACCGGATACGATCGCATCACGAATTTTTTCGTAAAAGAAATCCCAGCAGCAAAACAATTTACCCTATCGGCTGCGGCAGGCGGCACGGCGATTACAGGATCAGCGACCGCTGCAGTCACATCGGGAGTCATCACAACGATTGCACGGCAGACATCTCCGATCGACGCTTCAGCAACTGCTGCCGAAGTCCAGGTGGCCTTGCAGAGTCTTGATTCAATTCAGTCCGGCGGAGTTTTAGTGGACGGAATTTACGGTGAGTTCTACGACTTTGCATTCGCAGGGTCGAAAGGCTACGCCGACCAACCCACGATCACTATTGCACACGGTCTGACGGCAAGGCCCGGCAAGACCGCAGACGTAAACTTCGCAACCTTCGCACTCCGCGATTTGGTCGGCAGCAGCAACGCGGTTGACCTCGACTTAGAAATCGAACTCACGGACAGCGGGACTCGCCAAACCGTTATCCTGAGCGGGTGCTCGGTATCGGAAGAGCTGATCGATGCGAATGCGTTTTCGCCGGTGCCGCAGTTCCAACTTCCGATTAACTCGGTAGCGGTCACGGCCTACACACTCGCGCTCTCGGATGCTCAGTCTTTGCTCTCAGCGACGACCGGAATGACGATCACCGTGCCTTCGCTGGCGTGGCCTACAGGTGCGCAAATCCTGCTCCTTCGTAACACATCAGGCACGGTCGCCATCACAGCCGGTGCAGGCGTAACGATCAACGCTCCCGGGTCTGCCGACGAGTTGGCAAATCAATACTCGGTTGGATCGTTGATTTATCTCGGTGCAAATTCATTCGTGCTTTCGGGTGACATCGTATGATTTTAGCCGCTCCCTTCATCTCTAAAAAGTTGATCGACGCAGACGCAACCGCATTTGTGGCTGCATCCGGTGCAACGGACTTCGATGCGATCAACCGATTCGTGATCGGCATGAAAACTTTGGGCCTATACAACAGCATGGTCTGCTGGCCGCTGCGCTCTACGCAGAACGCAGGAACAGGCTCGACGGCATACTCACTGGGGGGACTGGGGACATACAACGGCACGCTCGTAAACGGGCCGACTTGGGGGTCGGATGGTGTGACGAGCGCAGGGGGTGCTTCCACCCCGCATATCAACACATCTGGACGCAATCGGACATCTTATACAAACCGCTCAGTTTTAATTATAGTAAAGCCAACAGGAGATAGTTCTGATGATTCATTTTTCGGAACATCAAATTATGGCGTAGGATATGTAGGTTCTGGTGGTGGGTTGCATATGTATAGAGACGCCCTAGATAACGTGGGGTTTGAAGCGGGGGCATTCTCAGCCTTTCAGCTAATAACCGCTTCAACAAAAATACCAAACGGAAATTTTGCATTATTTGCAGCAGTCGTCGATGCAGGATTGGCAAAATCAAAAACAAACGCTGATACATTCGCAGTTAATACCACCCCAATTGCGGCCATAACAGACACAAACTCTCTTAAATTGCTATCCAACGGCAGTGCGGAAGCATCCAGAGGGCTTGTAGGAACAATGGCATTTGCCATGGATTGCAACACAGCATTTTCTCAATCTCAGGCGGATTCCATTTTTGCCCTCTACAAATCCACCCTCGGCCAAGGACTCGGACTACCATGACCCCAATGAACATCTACCGAGCCACCGAGCTGCACGATAACGATCTGCCTTGGTATTGCTGGGATCAAACCGACCACACCGAGACCCGCCCAATGCAGTGGGGCATCACACTCGTTCCAATGCCGAACGACCCCGAAGACCCTACCGAGTGGACGTGGAGCGCGATGCTACCGGAGGGAACAATTTTACCCAGCTGGATACACCAAATTTCTTAATCAATGACGGACAACACAACTATCATCGGCACCTTTGGAACGCTCGTTGCCGCGTCCTCCTTAGTCATCAACCAAGTGCAGGAATTTGATATTTACCTCAAATTCGGAATCTCCTGCATCGGACTTTTAACGGCGATCCTGACCGCAGTTTACGTCGGACTCAAACTTTGGCACGGCACATATAAAAAAGAATGAAATCAATCCTAATCGCCCTCGCCCTTGCACTCCCAGGCTGCGTCACGATCCCGATCCCGCCGGTAGGCTCACACGTTGGTGCCCTCGGCTCGGTGCGGCTTAACGTCACATACGAATCCAACGGCAGCGCAACTCAAAAAACTCCGAGCATGGAATACGCTTTCGAGTCGTTTTCCCGAACCCTAAAAGACAAATGAAATACCTAATCCTTGCACTTAACAAACTCAACGAGACGAGCACCTGGCGCGGTCTGATCCTGATCGCCACCGCCCTTGGCGTGCAGCTTGAACCCGAACTCCAGAACCATATCGTGGCTGGCGGTCTCGCAATCGTCGGAGCCATAAATATCGTGCGCAAAGAGAAGAAGTGAACCGCGCACAGATCGAGTCTATGCAGGCTCGCATCGGTGCGAAACCTGACGGATGGTGGGGGCCGGAGAGTATCCGTGCGCTCACGCGGCATCTCAGGGCTATGCAGCCCGGCACATCGCCAAAGGCCAGCACAGCGGCTTGCACGGCATTCTACGGGGAACCTGGCAGCGTGCCGCTCGTGCGGATTAAACCGCCGTTTCAGATGTTTTTATACGACACGAACAAAACAATAGACGGCATTGCAATTCACGCAAAGTGCCACGAGAGCCTGTCATCAATTTTAGAAACCCTGCTCGACTACTATCCTATCCCAGCAAACCGCGCGGAGGCTGGTATAGATAGGTTCTTCGGGTCTTACGCAGTGCGCGCCCAGCGCGGAGGCAGCGAGCCGAGCAAGCACTCGTGGGCAGCGGCAATCGATCTCGACGCAGATCGTAACGGCTTGCACACCGCTTGGCCAACCCGCGCACACATGCCGCTTCGCGTCATCGAAGTCTTCGCCCAGCACGGGTGGATCAATCTCGGGGCGACAATCGGGCGCGACGCGATGCATTTTCAGATGACCCAGTGACCTAAAATGAAAACGACAAAAATCAAATCACCGCCAGATCGAGAAACAATCATGCTCCAGGTTCGGCAGTTGCTGGCCGAGCACTTTGACTGCGGAGTCGTTATTGTGTCTTGGGAGGACGGAGGGGAGACCTACCACATGCACATGAAGCACGGGAACGAATACGCCTGTCGCAGCCTTGCCGGTGATGCCGAGGACATACTCTGGCCTCTCGAAGACGAAGACGAAGAGGAGGCCGAAGCATGAAGGCCACGCTTGAATTTACTCTTCCGGAAGAACGCTGCGAACATATCTGCGCGGTCAAAGGAATGGATACGATCTTAGTGCTTGACGACCTTCTTAACGAAATCCGCTCGTTCCTTAAACACGGCGGCGGCGAATTTAAAGAATGGCGCAACGAAGAAGGTGAGACGCACGCAGCCTGCGACGCCACCCTTGAAAAAGTTCGTTCCTACATTTGGGAACTCCGCAAAGATAACGAAATCCCTGACCTACCTTAATATGACACCGACCAAAAAGTGGAAAAAATGGATGGCAGTTGGATGCTCCCATGGCGATCAGATCGACGAGGAGGCTCGCAAGGCCGTGCTTACGTTTAAGGAACGCTGGAAACCGGACACGACATTTCACCTTGGCGACTTTCTTGACCTCGCCGCATTTCGCTCCGGAGCCGTCAACGACCCCAACTCAGCCGATCGAGCGGCAAGCGTAAGCGACGATCTCAGCGCAGGAATTGATTTTCTCCACGAACTCCGCCCGCAGCATATTTTATATGGGAATCATGAAGCCAGGCTTTACAAACTCGCATCATCGCCAAACGCGCTCTCAGCGCACGCAGCAACACTGACCATCCAAGCTATCGAGGCGACAGCTAAGAAGCTCAAGGCGCGGGTTTATCCCTATCATATCCGTAGCTACGCCGAACTCGGAGGAACGAAATTCCTACACGGCTACATGTATAACGTCCAAGCCATCCGAGACCATGCGGAGACCTACGGCAACATGCTCATGGCACATTTACACCGGGTTGGCAGCGAGCGTGCAAGGACGATCGAAGGTGCGACCGGATATTGCGTCGGCATGCTGGCGCGCTTCGACATGGACTATGCGAGCCAACGACGAGCAACCCTTGCTTGGTCACAGGGCTTTGCTTACGGGCATTACACAGACAACTCTCTGACCGTGAATTTATGCGAACGAAAAAAACAGAATCCGTGGCTATTGCCGCTATAGACAAAGCGTGGGCTGAGGCGTTTGCGGATAAAAACGTCGAGGACGGAGACCTATTGCGTGCACAGGGCTGGAAGACCGTTTACGACCTGGCGACAGAGACAGGGAGGTTTGCCAATACGCTGGCAGGCAGCATGAGAGTAGCGGTCGAATCGAAGAAGTTTGAGTGCAAAAAAATACGGATTGTCCATTTGGGCAAAACCGTTCTCACAAATTTTTACCGCCCGATCTTGAAGTCGTAAAGACCCGCAGAGCCGCGCTGGCATTGATTGCGCGAGCATGTAAAGCTTTTTTGCAGTATTTATTTTCACACTTCGCGAAGAATTATCTTTGCATTTTTTGCAGATGTTAGAAGGTCTGCACATCGAACGGGAAGAACCCGAACGATAGAAACAGAAATACAAATACAAAATGAAAATTAAAGACCTCGAAATTGGAACGAAGTATAAAAAAGCAGATGACTCAAGCGTCTGGATTAAAACAGGCAAAACAGTTTCCAAGCGTTTTGGAACAGCTCAACCCTCAATTCGCCATGACCTTCGTGTTAATTGCATTGTCGTAACCGAATTATGAAACTCTACCTCTGCGAGGGCTACGACTCTCTTTTTGGAACTATTCGCGATATCGTCCGCGCCGCCTCCCTGACTGATGCTAACGCTAAATTTTTGAGTAAACACGGCATCCCCTCCATTCACACCAACCCCACTAAATTATGATCGACCTAAACGACCCTTCAGCCGTCTGCCGAAGCATCGGCTATTTCATCCAATACATTTCCATAATCACCCCTCTCGTCGCCTTGGCGTGGATCACCTGGAGGATCGCACGATGAGCGCGTGGATAAAAGCAGGTAAATTAATGCCGGACACCGATGTGAGTGTCCTAATCGCAACCGAGGACGGAGAGGTAGAGGCCGGATACGATGACGGTCAGGACTGGCGGTATCTCAGCGGGGGGAAGGTTGAGGGCGAGGTCACTCACTGGATGCCGTTCCCCGCGCCACCGGAGGAAGCAGAATGAGCGGAGGGGATTCTAAGGTTATCGAGAACATGCATCTTTTTGGCGGCTCGTTTGTCTATGCCTTGGCTCGCGCAGCGACAAAGGCAGACCCCGAAAACCTTGCGAAGATCAAGGCGACTTGGCCGGAGCTTTGGGAAAAATATGCAAACTGGGAGATGGGTGAAAAATGAGCGCGACCCTCGCCATCTGTATCGCCGTGCTCACCCTCGGCTCGTGCTTCGCATCTTACTGGTGCGGTCAACAGAATATTCTGTGGCGGATGCGCCAGCACGACATGCGCCGCCGCGAGAAACAACGCCGGTGGCGCGAGTTCGAGGAGGAAGATTAGCATGATCGCTCTTGACCCCGGGACAACCCACACCGCGTTCGTCCAGTTCGACCACGGTTTGATTATCGACCACGGCCACCTGCCGAATTCAGAGATCAGGCAAATCCTGATCGGGCGCGAATATGCCAGCGTGGCCTGCGAGATGATTGCATCCTATGGCATGGCGGTCGGGGCCAGCACCTTTGAAACCTGCGTCTGGATCGGGCGGTTTATTGAGGTGGCACGCACGGACGTCCGGCTCTGCTACCGCAAGGACATAAAAATGTATCTCTGCGGCTCTATGCGAGCCAAGGACGCAAACATCCGCCAAAGACTTATAGACATTTTCGGGCCGCAAGGCACGAAGAAACAGCCGGGGGCAACCTTCGGCATCAAATCCCACACCTGGGCGGCACTGGCAGTGGCCGTTTACGCTGCCGAAACAAACATGAAATAAAAATGAAAATAGAAAACATAGATAGTTTTAAAATAGCTGAGGCAATTATTAAACTTGCTGACTCAGTCACTCCACAAAATGCTGTTGCATGCACAGATAAGGCTGGAATTAATGTTAGCTCGCTAACCGAATCAATGATAGGAGTGACAGCCGGATTAATGGAAATAGCAAATGCAATTTATACTTTAGGTGAAGTCATTGATAACCAAGCTAAAAAATAATATGAAAATCACAAAAGGCAAACAACAACGCGCCCAGCGCGTCGTCCTCTACGGCGTCGAGTCGGTCGGCAAATCAACCTTCGCAGCGCAATTCCCGAACCCGCTCTTCCTCGACATCGAAGGCGGCACAAGCCACCTGGACGTTGACCGCTGCGACATCGGCAGTTGGAAGCAGCTGACAGACTCGCTGGCGGAGGCCAAGGCCACAGACTACCAGACTATCGTTATCGACTCGGCTGACTGGGCAGAGAGGCTTTGCGTCGAGGACTTGCTGGCAAGCAGCAAAAAAACCAGCATCGAGGACTTCGGATTCGGGAAAGGCTGGGTGATGGTGGCAGAAAGGATGTCTCGTATGCTTGCCAGTATCGATACGCTGATCGATGCCGGCAAGAATGTTGTCCTGATCGCTCACAGCAAGATCGTTCGGTTCGAGGCACCGGATGCTCTCGCCGCATACGATCGCTACGAACTCAAACTCAGTAAGCAAAGCTCACCACTGCTCAAGGAGTTCGCGGACGAGCTTTGGTTCTTACGGTTTAAGACCAAGGTCTCGACTACGGATAGCGGGCGCGGCAAGGGCATCGGTGGCAAGGAGCGTATCCTGCTGACCACGCACAGCGCGGCCTACGATGCTAAGACCCGCAGTGGGTTGGCAGAGGAGCTGCCGTTGGAGTGGGCCAGCGTTTCGCACCTGTTCCCAATTGCAAAGGCGGCACCGGCACCGGTGAAAGCTCTGCCACCCGTAGCGACCGAGGATTGGACAATAGAGGTCGCCAAGCACGGCGAGGCGGTAACAGCATTCCTGCGAGCCAAAGATCAGATCACACAGGATCAGGAATGGACAGAGGCATCAGACCGAGTGCTCGAACGCATCCGCCAAGATGTGCCGAAGTTCCTGGCGACCGTGGCGGCGTTTCACTCGGAGGAGAAATGAAAGAGCTATCCCCAAGCATGCTGCCAAAGCTCGAAGGTTGTCCGGTCTACGTGTCGCAGTGGACGACGAGTCCCGTAGCGGAGCGCGGAACGCGAGTCGATCGGTGGATACGCGACCGTATCCACATCATCATGGATCACGAGCCGATGCCCGAAGAAGAAAAAGAGACCGTGATGTGGGGAGTCCACAAGCTGCTCGAATTGGCCGGCGACCACGACATCGAATGCCGTGAGACGCACCTTGCAATGTCCGTCCCTGCTCTCAGCAAGGTCGGCACGGCGGATGCTCTCTGCGTTGACGGTGGGTGGCTGGCGGACATCAAGACGGGGCAAGTGCGAGACTATCTTGCGCAGGCTGCGGCTTACTCGTGGGCCTGCATGGAGAGATATTTCACCGACTACTGGGTGGCGCACATCGTCTATGTCGATCAGAGGCTTGTCCGCACCTACGAGTTCACAATCGAGGAGGCAGAGAAAATCACACGGAGAGCAATCGACCGCGCAACGTGGGTTCACGCGAAGCCAACGCCGTGCGAATACTGCGACTGGTGCGCGAACAAGGACACCTGCAAAGCACTCGTCGTCCAGAGCAAGGCGGCATTGGCTGATGTCAGCGCAGTCAATGGCGACTCGCTCACCATCATCCGCGACCGGATTCTTGCCGATCCGCATCAACACGCGGAGTTTGTGAGTCGCTACAAATTCTTCGTCAAGGAATTTGGCGAGCCTCTTACAGATGCTCTGCGTGCTCGTCTGGTAGAAGGAGAGCAGATCGACGGATGGAAGCTAACGAATCCCAAAGAAAAGCAATACATCGAGCCAGAGACGGCATTGATGGTCGCTGGTCAACTCGATCCCTTAACAGCATTTCTCGCAGGGGGCGGGAAAATGTCAGCAGAACAATTTCTCGAATTTGCGAAGGAGCTGCAAATCGAGAATCCACACAGCCTGATCAAATCAGCACCAGGCACAAAAGCAATGCTCCAAACCAAAAAGAAAAACTAAAAATGCCAACATACAAATCAAGCGAACTAAAACAGGCCGGTGTCTACTACGTGGAACCTGGTGTTTACAAGATGGAGGTTGCGAGCGCAGCCGACAAGACAAGCCAAAATGGAAATGCGATGATCAAACTCGTTTGCAAAATCCTGATGCCGGATGGCTCCGCAGGCCCAGAGGTCTGGGATCATTTAGTATTTACTGCCAAGGCGGCTTGGAAAATCGATCAATTCCTTGCGTCTATCGGACGGGCAACAATCCCCGGAGAGGACATCGATGTCGATGCGATCAATCTGATCGGAGCGACAGGCGTTGCTCTGATCGGTGAGGAACCGGGGCAGACCAACCCCGACCACAAATTCAACACTATCGAACGGTGGATTTTCGGAGGCGAGCGCGAGGGATTCTTGGGCGGTAAGTCTAAGCCGGTCGCAAAGAAACAACCTATCGCAACGGCAGTTGAAGACGATTCAGATTCGATTCCTTTTTAACCAAACCTCAGTTACCGGGGCGCGGCGAGATACGCGCAGGATTTTACCAAACATGAAAGACGACTACGACATACTTTTCGCGCGAGAGATTCTGTGCGCGATGATTCAACAGGCGGTCTTCGACGCTCGAAACGACACGGTCTATGAAAGTAAAAGCCTTAACGAGCACAGAGAGATCAACCAACGCAGCGCGATTGCATTTCTAAACTCGAGGTTTTACGGCGACCTGTGCGAAGCATTGGGCGATGCGGCAGGAGTAACACTACCGTCAAAGAAGATCAGACAGAAAGCACTCTCATAGAAAACAACCATGACATCAATAAAACAAGACTACCCGGATTGGACGTGCTGGACGTGCGGCGCCCTGCACGGCAGGAAATCACCACGCATATCGACTTGGCACTACGGCAAGTGCGATGTTTGTGGAAAAAATAACAACGTGACCGAGGCGCGCGACTTTGGGCATTTTCCGAACTGGTTTAAGATAAAAAGAAAAAAATAGATGAACGAATCACTCAAAAACTGGGAGGGTGGAGGATGGGTCAGAGTAGACTTTGCTCGCCAACTGGAAATTGAACGCGACGAGGCGAGGAAGGAACTTTCATTGAAGCAACAAACTTTAACGATTGCGGAAGGAACTCTTTCCGATCTTCGCAAAAAACTTAACGAATGGCAAACGCTCTGCCTGTGGGGTGGCACTCCAGAACACATCCATGATTTTATTAAGGGTCAGCAAACACGCATCCATCAGGCACAGGAGATTGAGAAAACTTGCGAGAAACTGGAGCATTCACGGGATGAATGGGCGGCAATGTGCGGAAGATATAAACAAGAGCGCGACGAAGCTCAAAAAGAACTTTCCTTGATACACCGCTGGATTGAGCGAAATCATGCGGATGGGGTTATTGACTCGCTAACTTATTTGCAAAATTTAGAGCGAGTAACAGATTCTTGGTATGATCGTTTTGACGGAATAGAACGCGAACGCGACGAGGCGCGTGAGGCGTTGGCCTCGCGGGAGGTTGTGCTTGCTCAACAAAAGGTCATAACCGATTTGATCTTAGAACGCGACCAGGCGAGGGCGGTATTGCAGGAGATTGAGGCAGCTCGGTGGCACACTGCCTGTGAGCTGCGGAGGATCGCAACCCGGGCATTGGGCAATTTGACAATCCCGACCAAGTAAATATATTTCAATTAGGCCGTGAAAAAGCCTTCTCATTCATGCAAAATAAACAAAAACAAAATCCTTTTTCCCTTCGTGTGAGTCGGAGCCTTTGCATGGGCCAATTTTTCAACCGACAAACACGAAGGGATTTTTTATTATTATGCAAACGGAACTTCCCGATCACGCTCTTCAAGAGTATGTTTTTCGGGCCTTCAAAGCATCGCTCAATCGCGGCGCAATCGACAGGCTCGATATAGCACAGCAATTATTGCCTTACGGCGCTCATCCTTCCTATTGGCAGGCAGCAAAGAAATTAGCTGACCATGTGCTCGATCACATGGCGATGCAGGGCAAACTACACAAAGACGACCAAGGTTGGTGGTATCTCGAAGGGGGGCTGCAATGAATATCGAAGAAGCCCGCCAGAGATTGCCACTTCCTGACCTGATGGTAAAACTTGGTCTCGGAGACCACGCGAAACCAAAAGCAAAATCACCATTCCGAGAGGAGAAAAATGCTTCATTCGGAATCTATACGGCCAACGGCAGGTGGAGATGGAAAGACCACGGAACCGGTGAAGGCGGAGACGAAATTGACTTTATCGCCAAGCTTGAAAAGAAAAGTAACCAGGAGGCTATGTTGGTTTATGCTGACCTTGCAGGGATGCCGACTCAAAACAATCGACCAGAACCTGCACGCTTTAAGTTAAAGACCAGCACTCCAACAGCATTCGATTGGAATAAATACAAGGAAGCAGCTACTGATGAGTTCTTGAAGCAGCTCGCAGAGCAAAGGGGCGTGAGTGTCAACATAATGCAGCTTGCTCGCGACAATAACATACTTGGAGCATGCGGAGATCAACCTGCGTTTAAATCTGGTGAAGGCGCTCATATCAAATGCGCAGGAGGAGGATGGAGGTTCGAGCCTAAAGGAACACAAAATGTCCCGCTTGTATTTGGAGACCAAGACTCTAAAAATGTTTACTTTTTTGAGTCGCAATGGGACTTGCTTGCTATCGTTGACGCAGTTGGTGATGACTGGAGCACTGCTCTGTGGGTAGCATCGCGAGGGGCAAGTAACGGAAAATGTGTAGAGGCATTTGCAACAGGCCGGAAGGTCTACGCATTCCCGCAAAATGACACTCCAAAGAAAGACGGTAAGATACCGTCCGAAATCTGGATGCAGGACGCTATTTCGGTTTCCAATAATATCGTTCGAGTAAGAACACCCTCAAAATTTGCGGACGCGAATGATTGGATTAAATCAAAAGAGGCCAACCGAAGAGAGATCATTGCAGCAATTAAGAACGCAACCGATCCATCTATGGTCGGAGTGGAAATGCACAGCTTCGAGGAACTCTTTAACTTCGTTCCCAAGGAAGACAACACGACACTTCTGGGCGATCGCTGGGTGTGCCAGGGTGGCCAGCTGCTTATCGTCGGACAGTCGGGGGTAGGTAAGTCATCCCTTACGGTTCAGGCAGCAATGTTCTGGGCACTGGGAATGCCGTTCTTTGGGATTAGTCCGAGGAAAGAACTTAAAAGCCTATTCATCCAGGCAGAAAATGACACAGGAGATATGGCTGAAATCGTGCAGGGTGTGATGTCATACGTTGTTGCAAATGCTAAGATGCCACAGTCAGACGCAGTTCAAAAATTGACTGAAAACATTACTTTTGCTCGCGTCACTTCTCAAACCGGATCAGACTTCGTTGATGTTGTCGGTAGGTTGCTGGATAAAAAAGGCGCATGCGATTTAGTTTTTGGCGATCCGCTCTTGAGCTACATAGGCGATGACATAAGCCAACAGAGCGTCGCCAGCGCATTCCTACGGGGCCAATGCAACCCCATAGCTTTCCAACGCAAGTTCGCGTGGGTATGGTCGCACCACACCGGCAAGCCACAGAGCGATTCCAAAGGTCGCGCGCACTGGAATACTAACGACTTTGCCTATGTGGGGCTGGGATCGTCGGAACTCACAAACTGGGCAAGGGCCATTGCCGTATTACAAACAACAAAGCAAGAAGGCACATTCAAGCTCCTGCTCGCTAAACGAGGCAAGCGAGCAAATGTGGTTGATGGAT